CGATACCGGCGGTAGATAGTTAGCACTACGCTAGGTATGATGTCTTCTAAAGATGGGTGAAGTTGGTTAGTCATTGGATTCCCATATTATTTTATCGCGTTCTTTGTGATTGAATAACATAATAACACTATGAAAGTTCGACCCTTCTCTTTTTTTCCACGACTGGTCAAGGTATGTAATGCGTCTTGAAGGTATGTAAACTTGAGGATACCCATACTTTTTATACAAAGCGTGACGCTTTACTCCACCTATAGAATCCAATGGCAAAACCAATACGCTACGCTTGCCAGATTCAAGAACTTTCTCTATTACCTTATCTTTTATACTGAATGGTGGATTAGTAACTAAGAAGTCGTAATCGTAATTTACCTCTAAATAGTCTTCAATACCATAAATAACATTATGTCCTAAGCCAGTAAGAGTTTTAACAAATAAACTTTTCTCGGAATCAAATGGACACATAACAGTAGAATTGGCAACTGGCTTAAGAAGAGATAAACAAATATCTACAGTCTTTTGGTCAGTATACCACTCATCACTATAGTAATTTTTTGTTATGTTATTTATTGATAACTTAGTCATTAGGCAGTTCAGGCCACTTTTTATCTAGCACCATAATTGCAATGGCGCTGTAGTTCATCAAATCAACAAAAGAATCTCGTAATGATTCATTACTAGGCGCTACATTATTATCAAGAAGGTTATTTATCCTAGCTACCTTGTCCCATATCCTTACGCGTAATCCATTCAACGCACCACCTGGGCTATGTGCCACGTTCAGGGGGCCATAATCCTTATGCTTGCGAAGCAGAAGTCCACCAGCGGTGTCATAGACTCGCCACATAGCCTCTATAAATTCTTCACTTACTTTCGTATGGGCTGTGGCTTGCAGGTTATCGTTCCATTCTTGTAATCTATCGAGACTATTATCATCCCCATATCCATCAATAATCTGGCTGCCTCTTGGAGATCTTTTTTCTTGCTCATTCATCGTACTCCCCCTACTAGGTTGGTTAGTTCTTCTCTACCATTAGCCAGGTAAAAGTCCGTAATGTCCATACCTGGTGGTAATTGTACTATTTGTGAATTTATTACCTCACTTGCGACACGCCGAGAGAACTCTGCTCCTGGATTAGTCTCTTTATCTTCTCTCTCATCATTATCACCGATGATATAAACCATATCAAAACCATTAAATAACTTTGGATAGTAAGGTTTCCAAGCAGCTACACCTGGTACACCTACTGCTGGGATACCTGCTTCATTCATAATTATGCAATCAAATTCACCTTCACATATAACTATCCGGTAACTGTCATAGGTGACTGCATTGACGTTATACAGATGGGTCTTCTGACCAACCGGTGCGCTATACTTAGGCTTCAAATCATCTAATCTACGGAACTTAAAGCCAACGCAGATATCCAAAGCTGTAAAGTATGGAATAGATATCCACCCTGTATAACCTTGATGACCTTCTATCGCATCGGTGATAGTGCCGAGTCGATACTTTGCAGCGGTGAGTTCAGATATTCCACGTCCGTCTAGATAAGCGAGCGCCTCTTCGCTTATTTCTTGACTGTAATGATCCGCCGCCTCTTGTAACGATTTCGTTTGCGTATTCGAGAGCATCCTTGAAACTCATCTCCTCCTTGACCATAACTACGTCTACTGCTGAGCCACCCTTACCGCAGGTAAAGCAGTAATATAAATTATTCTCTGTATCTATAGCAGCGCTACGTCTAGTGTCATCGTGCATACAACAACGAACAGATATGTTCTTGCCGTACTTTACTTCACCAGCGTAGTGCTTAACTATTAAATCTATGGGGATTGCAGTCGCATCAGAGTTGGCTTTTCCCCGCGTCTTACGACCCACCCTGCTCCAACCTTGTGTTGACACGGGCAATCTCCTTTGCAGTATCCGTGTAACTCTTCTGCCTTATCGTAACTGCCTCTGGCGTTGAAGTCTCCGCCTATCTGACAGTTAACGCAGATCATTCCTCTTCCTTTTTCTTTTTCTTTGCTTTTGCTTTCTTCTCTTCAGCCTGCTCTTGCTGAGTTGGCTGTTCTGGTTGTGTGTTCCAACTCTCGCTACTTGTTATCTGTCCCTGTGGTACTGGCATATTCTCTATCCATTTCTCTAGTGGTTGAATTACCCAAGCCTGTTCTATGCTTGCATTGCGTCTCTTTACTATGACAAAGGCCGGAGGAGTCGCAACCATCCCCCGTGCCTTTGCATAGTTCCTTGCTTCCTTCTCTGCTTCGTCCCAGAAGGCAGGAAGATTGATTGACTTACGATTCTTACACTCCAAAATATAGGTCTGACCTGCGATTATGGTAACGACATCGCCCTCGTCTTTGGCACCTGCCTTAGCAAGTCTTTCAGCAAAGTGTCCTAGTTTGCGTAGATATTTCACAATATCCATCTCAAACTTGCGTCCCTTAGCCTTGTTATACGAACTCATACCACCACCTGGTTAGAACGAAGAATCATTCTTCCGTGTGCAGTACTGTCGCTTATCTGGCAAGAACCATAGTTTGTAAACAAACCGATACGTTCGCTGCCATCGGCAGTATGCCTACCAAATCTATTCTTTACTGCTGCAACCCGAAGGACATTACTCCAAGGGTCAAAGCCAAGAGTAAGTATCAGCGCTGGTAGTTGTGAGACTTTACCGTGAATGGCTCGCCTAGCTGGTGGCTCTGTTGTAGAACCATACTCACTCTGCTCTGATACGTGATGTAGCACCATCACACAGGCTTCGGTTTTCCTAGCCATATCGTGAAGCTCTACCATAATTGCTCGAAGTCCTGCCCATTCGTTATCTGTTTCAGCAACGACATTCATCAGGTTATCTATCACAATTAACTTAGGACTAATCCCATAGAGTTCAACGTATGCCTTGACTTCATCTTCAATATCATCAAGTGATGGACTTGAATCAAAGACCCATTCAATGTGGCTCATCTGCTCTAAGTAACTGCTGTAATAGTCGGACTTGTTCCTGATGTTATTCTCAACTGTCACCTGTGCGTGACCTGAGATGTGAGATGCAGCTCGGATCATTACCGTTGCCGTATCTGTATCAGCCGAGAAGAAAAGCGTAGGTACCTGCGCTCTGATGGCATAGACCAAAGCAAACATAGACTTACCAGCGTTAGGTGCGGCAGCTACCATACAAACCTGACCTCGCCGGAAAGATACTTGTATGCTATTTAGGTCCTGCCAAACTAAAGGCAACGGTTCAGCATTGCTATGCGAACTGCGCCAAGCTCGGTTTAGCCTAAGCACTATTCTCCCTCGGTAGAATTATGTTACGTTTTTTACGAATCTTCTCTCTCTCTACTGCGGTAAGTCCACCCCACACTCCGTGTCGTTCGTAGTTAATACCCCATTCAGCGCATTCAAGTCGGTGTACACACTCTTTACATATCTGCACTGCTTTGCGAACGATAGTTGTGTCACCACCTTGGTCGGGGAACCAAAGTTCTCCACCAACTTGAGCACATAGCGGAGCCTCGTAATCACGTGGCTCACGCATAGTGCTACGCCCAGATGGTCGCTACTTGCATTTCCTTTGGAACTTTAGCGCCAGCCCATTTAGGACCAGCAGCGGGATCGAACCAACCCTTGTATGGTTTGCCGGTTTCTTTAGCTCTACCGTGCTTTAGAACCATCCTCCCACGAGAGCATTCTGGCGCACTAGCAATGTTGTATATCCAAGTGTTGCCATATTTATCAGTAACTGTTTCTTCCCCGCCAGTAGATGCTACTACTGGGGTGTTAACTGATACGGGCGCAGCAGTTCTAACGCCTGCGAAAGATTGGCTAACGCTTCCAATAAGGGCAGAAAAGTCCTGCGCTGCTGTTAGCAACGCCTCTAGTTCTTCCTTGTTAGCAGCGTATAGATTGATAAGTGTTCCATCGGGTGACTTGAAGTTCACTTGGAACTTAGTTGATTCGGGTGCAGCCATTTACTTTCCTCCAGTTTGTTTGATTGAGAGCCTTGCGCTCTCCTTACCTTGCTTAGTCGGCACGAAGCCAAGTGCTTTCTCCACCGCTTCCTTGTCGACTGTGTTACTTTGGATAGAGGTCCATTTGATCTCTATGCCAGTGTTTGTAACTCCAGTTATTCCAAACAAGTTATCACGTAACTCGTTCCTCTTTGTTTCTAAATTCTTTATCTCTTCGTCTATCTGCAAATAATGCAGCGCATTCTCGCTTGCTTCTTCGTCTTCTAAAACTGGCAATTCAGTCTTGATACGTTCTTTTTTTAGACCAACGCATCCTATCTCGCCTGATGCGTCATAGAATTTGCAATAGAATTTACAATATGACTCATCGCGCTCCGGCGCTGGTGCCTCAACTGAGACCTTGATGGCCTCTAACCAACTCAAGGCTTGTAGTGCTATAGATTCATCGTATGGTTCAGAATGGATTTTGATATCTCGTTCGTCACCATCTCTTGGTATGGCTACCAGATTGACAGTTCGGGGCTTCCCCTTACCCGCCTTATCAAT